GGGAGCTTCTATTCCCTTGTAAAGAAATCAAGCGAGTAATCGTGCTGAAACATCGGTAAGGAGGAACAATGAGTTTAGACAATGTACATATACCAATCAATGAAGATAAGGTGCTTTCGATAGCTCAAATCAATAACAGTTTAGAATTTGCTGTATTATCAAACATCGGAGCGAAATACGGCTATGATCCATTCTTTATTACTGAGAATTATTTTGATGATCTTTATGAATCGTGTCCTACTTTTTTCGGACCTACGAGAATTAAAGGATATCATTGATCGTATTCTGGAAGTGGAGGACAAGCATGACTAAACTATTTTACACAACCCTCGCATCAGTATCGCTGGTATTTCTGATCGTGTGTATTAACTTAAACTCACGGATTGAAAGTCTTAATAAACGTGTGAGCGATCTGGAATGGACGGTACAAGAACATGAGTTATCTATCCAGCGCATGGCTGAGAAGAATAATGCGCAGGATGTTATTTTAAATAAATTAAACAGCGAGTATCAGATGCGTGAGAGACAACGTGCGGAGGAAATGAAAGAGGTAGCAGAATTGAATGGAGTGGGTGGATAACATGAAAGCAAAATTATTTATCGCAGGAGCATTTAGTGATGTGTCGATTATAGAAAAAATGAATGCATTCTTTGACGAGAATCCTAACATTAAGATCGAGGCAGTCGATTATAAAGTAAATCAACGTGTAGTGGACTGCGTTCCATTTAATGATCGCGAGTGTCTACTTATCTATCGTGAGGGCAACGAATGAATATAGCAAGCAGACTATCTGCATTAAAGTATATTGATATCAAAATCAAATCCAAACGGCAGGAGATCGAAAACCTCAAGTCTGCTATTTTAAAGGGGCAGGTCTATTCGGATGAACCAAAGGGTAGTAAGCGTGGGAATGCCACGGAAGATTTAAATATTAAAATCATTGACGGGGCAGAGAAGATCCGTGCTGAGATTAACCAGCTTATGGAAGAACGCACGCGCCTTATTAATGCCATCGAGGATTTAGATGACCCATTGGAAAATATCGTGTTGAGATTAATGTACGTGAATGGCTATTCATGGCAAGAAACCAAGAGAGAATTAAATTGTTCTCATGCGACAATCCAAAGAGCAAGAGCGAAAGCAATCGAACATTTAGTGATTAAAGATGAACCAACCTTTAACAAATGATACAATCAACGTGATAATATAGTATACAGAAAGAGATTCGTAAGGCAACAGAAACGTTCACAAGCCTAATTGTTTTGTCTCCTTATTTAGTACCAATGATCTGCAATAGCTTTGTGGATCTCTTTTGTTATTTTAGAAGGTGATAACATGAGACCACAGAAACTAACTATGTCAAGAGGTAAGCGAGTCTTGTCCGACTATGGATCAAGGCAAGACGAGTACAGGGAATACAATCGTATGCGATGGAAGTACGATCGAGAAGCTAAAGCATTTTATAATTCAAAAGAGTGGAAAGCATTATCAAAATTGGTTTTACTTGAGAATGATTATGTTTGTGAATATTGTGGAGACGAAGCAACGATGTCAGATCATGTGATTCCGTTAAAAGCTGATTGGAATCGAAGATTAGATAGAACGAATCTAAAAGCAAGTTGCAAAAGATGTAATGATAGAAGAGCAATTCTCTATCGTAACAATCTATTGTGATTGTCATTCGTGTCAACCAACCGAACCCGACTGCGGGTGTTGGGTGAATGAAAATAAAAAGATATGGGGTTAATGTTCGGAATTTACCCCACGATTTTATGAACGGGGCTATATAGTTCGTGATTTAAAGGACGCGGCCTCTTTTGTACGAAAAATTCCCTTTTTGAAACTTAAAAAAATAGCCATTTTAGTAAAGGAGGTGTCAATTTTGGGAAGAAAAATGAAGATTGTTGAGAATAATAAGAAGCATTTAACTAAAGAAGAAAAAATAGCTCGTAAAAGCATACAGGACAAGGCTTCTGATGGCTTGGATGCACTGCAAATTACACCGCCAAAACATTTTGACCCTATTGCGAAAGCGGAATATAAACGAGTGATCAATGATTTGAGAAAGCTACCCCTAAGAAATCTAGATCGAGCTGTTTTAGAAACGTATTGTACCTGGTACGCGGTTTATAAGGAATTATCCCGTGGCTTGCAACAAAAAGGTTATGTTTATGTAAATGAAAAAGGGACGGTCCTGCCCAATAAAATGCTATACAGTCTTGAACGTGCGACTACTAACTTAACACGAGCAGCGTCACAGCTTGGTCTGACTGTGGACAGTCGTATGAAGTTGTATGTGCCCCAAGTGGAAGAAAAGAAAACCAGTATATTTGATAAATTTGGAGGATAAAGCTATTTCTTGATGAAATGGCTTTTTATTTTAGGCCGTTGGTGTAGAGGTAACATGACAAGCTCCAACCTTGTAGTCGTGGGTTCGATTCCTACACGGTCTGTATTTTGTCAGAAAGGAGGATGAAAACAATCGTAGATAAGAAATATCAAGATGTAGCTTATAAGTATGCTAAAGAAGTGCTGGACGGCAAGCGTAGAGTGAGTGCGAAAGTCTACAAGGCTTGCAAGCGACATATGCGAGATTTGGAAAATATTCCCAATAGCGACTACGACTACTTTCCAGATATGGCGCAGAACCCGATTGATTTTATTGAAATCCTCCCAGATGTCAAAACTGGCAAGCCTTATCCATTAGCTGAATTTCAGAAGTTTATCGTCGCTAGTTTATACGGCTGGCGCAGAAAGTCAGACAAGACTATCAGACGATTCAGAAAGGTTTTGGTATCACTTGCCCGTAAGAACGGGAAGACGATTCTTGTGGCTGGTATCTTGCTTTATGAATTCCTATTTGGTCGCAACCCAGCAATGTCACGACAACTGTTTTGTACAGCAAACGATAAAACGCAGGCAAAGATCGCGTTTGAGATGGCTCGCAAGCAGTTAGATGCTTTGAGAGCGCAAGATGAAGATGTCCGCAAGGCCACTAAACGAGTGCGGGAGGAATTGCGGAACTTGGTAGATGAATCCTATATACGACCACTTTCGCGAGATACGGGGGCGGTCGATGGATTTGAGCCTTATGTTGGTGTGCTGGACGAGTTCGCTGCATCGAAAACAAATGAAATGATCGAGCTACTTGAATCTGGTCAAGGGCAGTTAGATAATCCATTGATTTTGATTATTTCAACCGCTGGATTTGATTTGAATGTACCAATGCACACAATCGAGTATCCATATATCGAACGGATTTTAAATGATGAAATCACAGATGATGGTTACTTTGCATTTATCGCAGAGCAAGATAATGAAGAAGAGATTGAAGATGAAGCCAACTGGATTAAATCGAATCCAATCTTAGAAGTCCCAGCTTTGTATGATAAGATGATGGACTACCTCAGAACCCGTAGAAAAGTATCACTTGAAACTGGCACGGTGAATGAAGTGCTGGTTAAAAACTTCAATATGTGGCGGCAATCATCTGAAAGCTCATATATGGATAAATCTAGCTGGCAACAGGCTAAACTCGATGAAAAACCAAACACACGTAAGCGCAGAGTTTGGATCGGTGTTGATGTTGGTAAGGTTAACGACTTATTTGCTATCTCCACGATAGTCCAGATGGATGATTATTGGTTTTGTGATAGCTTCTCCTTTGTAGCTACTAAATATGGCTTGGTGGCTAAAGAAAAACGTGATGGTGTCTCTTATACGAATTTAGAGCGTATGGGTGAGTGCGAGATAACCACACTTGAGAGTGGTGTGATTGATGATGAGCGTGTTCTTGAGAAGTTGGAAGAGATGATCTATATGAATGAATGGGAATTACAAGCAATATGCTTTGACCCATACCAATTTAGCTCATTGATTGCGATGATCGAGAAACGACATCCAGAATGGCCACTAATCGAAGTGAGACAAAACACAATGGTCTTGAATATGCCCACCAGACAGCTACGTGATGAAGTCTTGAAAGGAACTATTAAGCACGCTGGGAATCAGTTACTTACTATGGCTATCAATAATGCGCGTGTCAAGGTCGATAATAACGGTATGCGTATCGATAAGGATAAGAATAGCAATAAGATCGACCCATTAGATGCCCTATTGGATGCTTATGCAGTATGCTACCTTGAACCGTTTGACGGGTCTGGTTACTGGACGAACGAGAAAATTTTGGGAGGAGGTAGCCTATTTTGATCTTACTGAAATATATACACACAATCCTATTGCTTATTGGCATAGGATTTTTAATTTATGGTCTTTTCTTGGTGAATCCAGTGGTTGGATTTATCTCAACTGGATTAATCCTAATTGTTTTAGCGATCTATATTGATCGAGGAGGTACGCAATGAAGAAACGAATCAAAAAGAAATACGAGCTACTAGAACGTATTGAGTATTTAGAGAATGACTTTTTTAAATTCACGCAAGATACATTAGATGTCATTGAATTTCTAGGGAATGAAATCAAGCGACTCGAACGCAAGCATAAAAAACATTGATTCTGATGGATAGAAAGGAGGTGAGATTATATGAGTTTCTTTCAACCATTGGGATCAACCAAACCCTCTTATGATGATTACATTTCTTCCGTGTTATCTGGTAACTACTCCCCGGAATACACGGGAATTTCTGCGCTAAAGAATAGCGATATCTTAACAGCAGTAACCATCATCGCTGGAGATATCGCACGATTCCCATTATTGAAGAAAGATTTTACAGGGAATATCGAGCAAGATGCAGATTTGAACTATCT